TACACGAAGTTGGACACTCTTTCCCTACACGACGCTCTTCCGATCTCTCTTCTGAAACCAGTGAAACCTAAGTTTAATGCCATATCAGATTCATTGTTGAATACCCCGTAAGAAGCACCAGCAACCATGTTCGCACTCGCAGTACCAAGACCTTGAGCAGAGCCATTTAATCCAGCTAACATATCATCAATGTTAAGTGAAGTTTTTCTATCTAAGAACATCATGTTCTCTTCAATAGCACCATTAGCATCTAATTCGTCGATAATTAAATCAAACTCAGCTAGTGTTGCAGTTCCATCTAAAGCATTAGATATATTACCTCTAGTTGCTAAAGCTTGCCATAAACCTTCAGTACCACCGATTTGTCCAGCTGCACCAGTAATAGTAGAAACCGTGTTAGCTGCCGTAGTAGCTTTTACAGATTCCATCATCGCCATTTCCATGTAGTCAGAGAAACGAGCTTTAGTATCACCTGAAGCTTTTAAGTACCATAAGTAACCGTTTTGACCTTCTTCACCAGAAACCTCAACCCATCCAATTGCAGATGCATCAGATCCTGAGATCTCATACTTATCTTTCAAGATGATTGGCTTGTTAGTTCTAGATTTGAATTGTGGTACATTAGCACCAGTTCTTCCAACAGCTCCTTTAACATACTCAGAACCATAAACTAATACAGTTAAAGTACCAGATAAACCAGCAACACCAGAAGCGTTACCATCATATCTTTCAGTTTCAATAACCGCTCCAGCTACAGCGTTTACAAATACTTGGATAGTTGAGTTCGCGTCAGATACTAAAAGCATGTCACCTGTACGAATACCGTGATCTGCACCTGAACTACCAACAGCGTTACCGTCTACGTCAGTTGATGAACCGTCGAAAGTAAGTCTTAATGCTCCAGAGTTATCCGCTCCAACAACTACTTTGTATGATAAATGTAATCTACCTTGCTCAGACCAAATAACTTGATCAGAACTCATAGACTCTTCAGCTCCTACTTGTGAAAGAAAACCTCCGATTGTTCTGTTACCGAACACTTCAGCTTCTTTCTCCATAAGATCTGGTAAATATTGTTGCGCCCAATCATTAGCTCCGTTTGCGAAGTCTAAGTAATTTGACGTCAACGCTTGTTTCATGGGAGCTGGAGTGTATCCAGCTGCCGCTACGCCTGCTACTGCCATAATTTTAAAATTTTAATTAAGAAAGAAAACTATTTTCTTCCTTTAAATCGTAACTTCATACTGCCACTATCATCGCCTAAAACTTTAAACTTAACACCGTCCGCTTCATAAACTTTATGAGACGATCTTGATGTGTTAATATTCTTCGTGTCAGATACCGTTTGCTTAATAGCATCGGATTTTCCCTGTTCGTAAAAATGTTTAGCTACTGCATCCGGATTCATAGCCGTGTATAGAGCTCTGTGATAACCTGCCGCATCTTTCATTACACCATCTTTGTTTAGAAACTTTCCAACAAAGTTGTTGATATCAATCTGCTTGTTTTTCACTTCATCTACATTAGAAACGTTATATTCCATATTCGTGTCTCCTACTTTAAATTCAAAACCTTTGAATTTACTGTCAAAAACCTTATTGGTTTTATCTAGGAAAGTTGACTGTTGGTTTTTAACCGTCTCTAACTCCTGCTGTTCGTCCTGATTGTACTTTTCGAAGAACTCAATCGCGTCTTGTTGCTCAGTTGTAAGTTTAGAGCCTGATTTGATGTCTTCATAATATTTAGATTTTTGACCTTCTAAATACTCTTTTGCGTTAGCAACTTGTTCTTTAAGTGCTATTTTTTTCTTTCTAACTTCTTTAGCGTCATCTACATCCTCGTCGTACGAGTAAGTATCTTCTAATAAAAAGTTTATTTCTTCACCATCTAAATGTGGTTTTGTTTTCTTGTAGTAGTCTGCTAGTACCTCAGAATCATCCATCTCACTAATATCAGCGTTTAACTTTACATAATCATTGATATCACCACCAGTTTCATCCATGAAGTCCATTAGCTTCTGTATGTTCTCTGGAACTTCTTCTCCAGGTTCAACTTCTTCTAATGCTTCTTCTAGTTCTTCGGCTTCTTGTGTTTCAGCTTCCTCGTGTACTTCTTCTTGTTCTTGTGTGGCGTCGGCATCTTCAGTGCTTGCAACCACTCCGCTGTCGTCAGCGTTATCGTCTTGAGTTTCATTTTCTGGTTCTAATGGTATTGATAAATCTACTTTGTAGTCACCATCTTCGTTTATTGAAACTGGTGATGGTTTGTCTACGTGCTCATCACCTGGATCTCCCTGTGTGACTTTTGTTGTAGTCTCCTCGACTACTTCTTTGTTTTCTTCTTCCATAATATAATATAATAATAGTTAATAATTAGTTCCCTGTCAATCCAGCCACTCCCATACCGTTACCTAGACTATCATTACCTGATGACTCAAAGTTTTTAGGTTCGGTTTCGTTTTTCTTTTGGGCGATTAGATTACTTTGTTGAGAGCCTTTGATTTTCTCTCTTTGATCTGCTCTATCATCTTTAGCAGAATCCTTGCTTTTAGCAGCAGAGTTATCCGCGTCTCTAAGTTGCATGTTAATTTTAAACTCATGATCCATTAACGCTATTTTCATTTCAGCTTCTGCTTTCATGAATTGAATCTTCATTCCGTTCTTTTTTTCTTCCATCTCCAAGTCAGCCTTCATTTTAGCTTCGTTCTTTTGCATTTCAGCTTGTGCTGCTGCTTGGGCTGTTTCTTGTTGTGACTTTCCTTGTGCTTCTATATTTTGCTTTTGTAAAGCTTGATCTCTTTCTATTTTCTTTTTCTTCTTTAGTTTTATAAGTTGATTAGCCATCTTTAGATTTTTAACCATCCTTATATCTATAGCATCATCAACATCTAACTGCTTTTGTTGTATTGCCATCTGTATGTTTTGCTCTAGCAAGGCTTTCTCCTCTTCGTCTGGAGCTAGATCAATAAATATACCAAAATCATAAAGATGTAACTCTTTCATATCTTCTAGCGTAGCTACGTTGTGTGCCCCTATTTGTTGTATAAAAGCATCTTTAGTTGGCGAGTACTCTATAATATCAGATATTCTTAATGATAATTGCTCTGCCATTTCCACGGTTAAATATAAACTAGCATCTAATATGTGTCTAGTTGCTACGTTTGAATTTGCTGCGGCCATTTTCTGTATACCAACTAGTGATCTAGAATCTGGTGTTGAAGCGTCTCTAGCCTCGTTAAGACCAGTTACATCTCTAATCATCTGTAGATAGTAGTTATAATTACCTATTAACGCTTGTAATTTACCACCTGCACCTGCTCCATTTGATATTTCTTGTATAGGTATTTTACCAGCGTTCTGCTCGCCTTCGGAAGTGTAACTTCTACCAACTACCGATCCAGTTTGAAAGAACATGTTTAAAGCTTCTTGAGCGTTGTAATTTGTTCCATTACCTAAATCAACCTCTGCTAAACCATCTACATCTAAGTATACACCATCTGGGACCATTCTAGATAGCACCTGTTGAATCTTTAAGTGTGTTAGCTGTATCATATCAGCAAAGCTCATTATTCTGCTTACAACTGATTCTATCTTGCCGTTATACATTTTTGGAGCTACCATTGAATAGTTCATTTTAACTTTGTTAAAATCACTTTTCTCTCTCATCATGTTGTCGGCTTTCTTCCACTTTAACATTATATCCGTACCAACAACTAAAGCTCCTTCAAATAAAACTTCCACTGACTTTTGTAGTTTAGAGTAATCCTTAGCGTCTTTCGGAGGTAAGAATGAATCATCTTTCCTTATAGATCTTTCAGCACCTGAAGCTGTTTTCTTAACTTTATAAACATCATTCATATATGTTTTGTAGTTAAAATACAATACAGCTACTTTGTTTCTATCTGTTGGTTGTGACAAACCACCACTGTTCATGGTAGTGTGCTTTTTATCTATTTGATTTATCTGCTCTGGTGTTAAGTGAGAAAACTCCTTAACCATTTCATTTATAGGTATGTATTTTACTTCACCTATATAGTATATGTCATCAAAGTAAGGTGATTCCGTGCTAGAGTAAACTAAGTTAGCAGGATCTACATATTGAACCTTAGCTCCTTCTGACCAATCAAATGTTGTTTTGCAAGCTCCAATACCTAATACCGTTAAATCTTCTAAAACTCTTCTTCTAGTTAAATCATACTTACTACCCTTCAACAATACATTTACGGCTTCTTCGTTGGCAACCTCAACAGCTTGCTTATAGTTGAGCTGCATGTGCAACTCTAATTCAGCTTTAGTATCTGGTAACTCAGTAGGATCATTCTCGTACATGTTTATGTTTAGCTGGTTTTTTGCCGCATCATTAAACTCTTTTGTTTGCATATCAGCTATCATACTCTCCATATACTCAGTTCTCTTCGATACCCCGTACTGGTCCTGCGAATGTGCTTTTATTTCAAAACCACGACCTGCCATGCCGTTAACTACTATATCCACAAACTTAGGTATAATAGGTACTGGCGTCCAATCTAAGTTAAGATATGATAAATCACCATTTATAGATAATTCATCTTTGTACTTTTGAACCGATTGCTCACCCCTTGAATAAAGTCTTAAGTTGTGAAATTTAGCTTGTGATCCAGCGTATCTACTTGACACTGGGCCATCAAACCATTCTAGCTCGATAGCCTTAGCTATTTTCATGCCATACTCTTCAGATAATTTCTCTGAATCGCTAACTACTTGGGAAGGAAAATTTTTGTGTATGGAATTCGCCATGTTATTGTTTAATTATTTTTGAATTGTATCCTTTGTTATCATACCTGGAAATGCTTATGTCTATAGGTGCTTTCTTTAACTCTGGGTTTGGAGCGTACAAGTGTCTGTTGCAAGCCATTATAGCTAATCCAGAACTTATTGTAGCATCGTACTTTGTTCTTTTGTTTATATCAAACTTACTCCAATCATTTAAGGTTCTATTAAAGTACATATCACCATAAACACCATCATCAACTTCTCCTACTTTTTCCTGTATGTACATCTCTATAGCGTCAGCGTGAGCTTG